GGGAGATGAAGGATGACTCCGGCGCAGCGTAATGTGTATCGTGTTGTGGTTGAGTGGTGGAAGCAGTACCATTTTGGACCGACGTATGATGACATACGGTTTGTATTGAGGTTGGAGAGTAAAGCTGCGGTATGGAAAACGGTACAGCGGTTAGTGAAGAAGGGTATGTTGAAACGGGAAAAGGGGATGGCTAGGAGTGTTAGGCCGGTCAATGGGAAATCTTAAAGAATTAGCTCAGGCGGCGATGAAGCACTTACACCTTTTGACAAAGGAGGAGCAGGCGTTTTTGTATGAGGAGATTGCCCGTTTAGAGGAAGAGGAAGTCAAGAAGCAGGCTAGGAATCATTTCTTGCCGTTTGTGAAACAGATTTGGCCGGGGTTTATTGAGGGCTACCACCATAAGTTGGTCGCTGAAGCATTTGAAGAGGTGGTCTTTGGGGATTGTAAGCGGTTGATTATTAATATGCCGCCACGACATACGAAAAGCGAGTTTGCTTCTTTTAGTTTACCAGCGTGGTTTTTAGGTAATTTTCCTGATAAGAAAGTGATACAAACATCGCATACAGCGGAATTGTCTGTTGGTTTTGGTAGGAAGGTTAGAAATCTGGTTAATTCAGATGAATATAAGAAGGTGTTTGATGAAGTGAAGCTTCAGCAGGACTCAAAGGCGGCGGGCCGGTGGTCAACGAATAAGGGTGGCGAATATTTTGCGATTGGCGTTGGTGGCGCTGTAACGGGTAAGGGTGCAGATTTGTTAATTATTGATGATCCTCACTCTGAACAAGAAGCAAGATTAGCCGCACACAAGCCGGAAGTCTTTGATTCGGTGTATGAGTGGTATACCTCAGGTCCGAGACAACGTTTACAGCCGGGTGGGCGGATTGTTATTGTGATGACAAGATGGGCGCTGCGTGATTTGACGGGCCAGGTGATTAAGGCCAGTGGTACGCGTGGCGGGGATGAGTGGAAGATTATTGAACTTCCGGCTATTTTGCCGTCAGGAAGGTCTTTGTGGCCGGAGTTTTGGCGACTTGAAGAGCTGATGGCGTTAAAAGAAGAGCTACCCGTTGGTAAATGGCTTGCTCAGTATCAACAAGAGCCTACAGCAGAAGAAGGTGCAATTGTTAAGCGGGAATGGTGGCGGCGTTGGGAATCGGATAAACCGCCTGCATGTGATTTTGTGCTGCAAAGCTGGGATACGGCGTTCCTAAAAAGCCAGCGAGCGGACTTTTCCGCCTGTACAACCTGGGGCATATGGACAAACGAAGATGGTGATACCAACATTATCCTGTTAGATGCCTTCAAAGACCGCTATGAGTTCCCCGAATTAAAGCAAAAAGCCTATGAAACGTACATGGAATGGCAACCCGATGTGTTTTTGGTAGAAGCAAAGGCCGCAGGAAGTCCGTTAATCTTTGAATTACGGAAAATGGGCATTCCAGTGAGCGAATTTACACCGACCAAGGGTAATGACAAAATTGTCAGGCTCAATGCAGTAGCCGATTTGTTTGCATCAGGGCGGATTTGGGTTCCAGATCGTAAATTTGCTGACGAATTAATTGAAGAAGTTGCATCTTTTCCTGCTGGCGAACATGATGACCTAGTGGACTCAACAACTCAAGCCTTGCTACGCTTCCGTACCGGAGGTTTTTTGTCACTTCAATCGGATGACGCCGATGATCGCCCAATTACCCCCCGGCGACACAGCTATTACTAGGAGCCATGATGGCAATTGCACCCGCACTCTACCCGGCACCACTTGGTTTAGATGCAGCTTTTGATGAATTTACTGAAGTGGAAATTGAAATTGAAGACCCTGAGTCTGTAACAATTGCAACTGACGGGATAGAAATAACACTAGAGCATGAACGCGAATACCCAGAAGATCATGACGCCAATCTCGCTGAATATATGGACGAGCGAGAGTTAAGCAACATCGCTACGGATCTATTAGAAGATTTTGAAACCGACCAGTCTTCCCGCAAAGAATGGGTAGATACCTATGTCGATGGTTTGAAGCTTTTAGGACTAAAGTATGAAGACCGCACAGAACCTTGGCCTGGGGCATGCGGCGTTTTTTACCCATTACTGTCAGAAGCAGCAGTACGCTTCCAAGCTGAATCCATTATGGAGACGTTCCCAGCTTCCGGGCCAGTAAAAACACAAATTGTTGGCGCGTTGACCAAAGAAAAAGAAAACGCCGCCGAACGCGTTAAAGAGGATATGAATTGGCGATTAACTGAGCAAATGCCTGAGTACAGACCTGAGCATGAAAAAATGCTTTGGTCACTGGCATTGGCAGGATCAGCTTTCAAAAAGGTCTACTACGATCCATCACTAGGCAGACAGGTATCCATGTTTGTTCCTGCCGAGGATCTCGTTGTTCCTTATGGGGCAACAGAGTTACGCTCCTCGCCGCGTATCACGCAGATCATGCGGAAAACCAAGAATGAAGTAAAGAAACTTCAGCACGCCGGCCTGTGGCGGGATGTTGATCTTGGCGAACCAACATCCATGCTAGATGACATTGAAAAGCGTAAAGCAGAAGAACAGGGTATGTCGGCCACAATGGATGATCGTTATCGCATCCTTGAAATGTGTGTGGATCTTGATTTACCTGGATTTGAAGATTCAGATAAAGAAGGACCGACGGGCATTGCACTGCCTTATATTGTGACGCTTGATAAAGGCACAAACAAAATATTAGCAATACGCAGAAACTGGTATGACGATGATCCGCTTAAATTAAAGCGCATGCATTATACCCATTACATATATATCCCAGGATTTGGATTTTATGGTTTTGGATTAATACATTTAGTTGGCGGTTTTGCGAAATCAGGCACTTCATTAATAAGACAACTGGTTGATGCCGGGACATTATCTAATTTACCAGGTGGTTTAAAATCACGCGGATTAAGAGTTAAGGGTGATGATACGCCTATATCACCAGGGGAATTTAGAGACGTTGATGTGCCGTCAGGTTCAATAAGGGATAATATATTACCTCTGCCCTATAAAGAACCAAGCCAAGTATTATATCAATTGCTAGGAACGATTGTAGAAGAAGGCAGACGGTTTGCTGCTACGGCTGATATGCAAATCAGTGATTTATCAGCAAATACCCCAGTAGGTACAACATTAGCAGTATTAGAGCGCACATTGAAAGTAATGTCTGCGGTGCAGGCGCGTTTGCATTACTCGATGCGGCAGGAGTTTAAATTATTAGCATCGATTATCCGCGATTATTTACCATCAGAATATAACTACGATGTTGATTCGCCGTTTGGAAGGATGGTGAAACAGCAAGATTATGACAATGTAGATGTTATTCCGGTATCAGATCCAAATGCAACAACGCTTGCACAGCGAGTAACGCAATATCAAGCAGTATTGCAATTAGCAGCACAAGCACCGCAGATATATGACATGCCAGAATTGCACAAACGCATGCTTGGTGTGTTAGGTATCAAAGATATTGACAAAATTATACCGGTTACTAAAGACCAGGAACCACGCGATCCGATTTCGGAGAACATGGATATCCTAAATATGAAACCGGTCAAAGCGTTTATTTATCAAGATCATGATGCACATATTGCTGTTCATATGGCAGCGCTCAATGATCCATTGTTGAGGCAGCAGATGCAGCAAAACCCAATGGCAGGGCAAATGATGGCTGCTGCTATGGCGCATGTAAACGAGCATTTGGCATTTCTGTATCGCCGCAAGATGGAAGAGCAGTTAGGTGTACCGTTACCTCCGCCAAATACGCGGATGCCAGAAGACTTTGAAGTTCAGGTTTCTCGGTTGGCGGCGCAGGCGGCCCAGCAGTTGTTGCAACAAAACACGCAACAAGCGCAAATGGCCCAGAACATGCAGGCTCAACAAGATCCTGTTGTGCAAATGCAGCAAAAAGAATTGGAAATTAAAGCGGCGCGTGAACAGCGTGAAGCAGCAAAAGACGCGGCTGATATTCAATTGAAACAACAAGCACAGGCTCAGAAGGTGATGTTGGAGCAAGAGCGCTTGGCTTCCAACGAGCGCATTAATAATCAAAACAACCAGGTCAAGATGATTGACAAGGCTGCGGAAATCCAGCGGGGTCAGTGATGGAGTTTTATGAAGCTGTCAACCTGGAGATAAACAAGCAAATCCGTTATGCGGAAGAACAGCTTGCACAAGGAAGTATGAAGTCGTTTGAAGAATACAAATTCGTCTGCGGTCAGATTCAAGGTCTTTTGATCGCAAGACGCATTAACGAAGACCTTGCTAACCGAATGAAGGAATATGATGACTGATCTGTCGGAAATTGCCGAAGAAGAGCAGCAGGAAGCTACCCAATTGCCTAATCCAACGGGCTATCGCATGTTGTGTGCTTTGCCAGAA